CATAAACATTAGTAGCGACAAGAAAATAGGTGTAATCTGTGCTAGCCAATGTTGTTAGATCGTTCGTGCTAATATCGTTTACTTCAAAGATCATCGTAGCACTAGCGAAAAGCTGATTTAGCCCATTCGCTCGATAAACTTTATAATATAAGATATTATCTTCAACTTTGTTCGCGTCCCATGACATAGCTGCACCAAGGGAAGCCGCAGTCGCAACAAAGTTTTGCGGAGTATCCGGCACAGCGCCAGCTATAGCGGTAGCGGCTGCGAATTGTTGAAAGAAGGTCATGCGCGCGTTACGTTTACGTACATCTTCAGACCTTTAGCTGTAGTTCCGGCCGCATCTATATCAACTGTGAACTTATCGCCTTTAGCAAAAGATGGCGTTCCGATGACAGCGTTAGTTCCTGTCAAGCTTGTGTCTTCGCTCGCATCAATTGAAGGGTTAGTGCTGAAAACACTAATTCCGTTTTTATTAAGATCGCACGTAACAACGCCGCTAGATGATTGCGCGGTTAAGCTAGTAAAAACATCTTCAATGGTTCCAGCGAACGGAGCAAAGAAAGTAAACTTGTTTACTCCCGCCGTTATCGCAGTAACTTCATCGCCTAAGCAGATTACAAATGTTTCCGGCCCTTGGCCTAAAGCGGCGGCAATAGCGGCGGCAATCTCAGCAGTCACGCTAGTTGCATAATTAGGATCACCACCAAGCGAACCGTAAAGCTCCGTGAAGTTATCATTAATCTTAGTGCCGCCAGCGCGCAAAGTATCGCCCGTACCATCATTAGGAGCCGCACCAAGATTAATTATTTGCTGTGTCATATTTCACCTATATCTTGTAAACGACTAGAGACAAACCGCCGCGATTATCATCAACCGTAGCATCATATAAGAATATTGTATATGATGTTGAGCCGGTCAAGATAACAGGCGGCTGTGCCAACATATGCGCGTAGGCGTCCGCCATTGTGTCATACATAACTGAAGCATCGCCCCAATAATGCGTGATAGTGCCTGAAGCATCTCTAACCGCAAAATCAGCCCTGTAAGGATGCGGGAAGCCAGGATAAGCGTCGTAAGGCGTAAAGCTCCAGGCGTCATAAGTTAAACCCGGAACCTTTTCTATCCGCAAGCTTTCGCCAGCGCCCAGGGTAAAGGTTACTCCGCCCGTTAAGCCGTCAAGCGTTGAATTGTTGGCCGGAATAGCTGTGTCAGCGCTCAACAGAGTATAACCGCAAGGCACGTAAGGCGCGCCGTCGTTGTCCCAAGTCAAACAGACGTTATCCCAACTAAACATTGTGTTGCTGAAATCGGTAGCGTGCGTAGTTCTATCGTCGTTACCATAATAGCGGTCATCATAGTTATAGGCGGTTACAATGTTGGTAAACTTAGCTTGCGGTTCCTTGGATTGTACAAGAAACGGCGTACTGCGTACATCATTGCTGCCCACAATCTGATAGGTTGTCAGCGCGTAGTTGTTGCGATCCGTTGAAAGCGGCATAGCTGGCGCAGTCGCGAGCACAACCTTGTTAGGAGCGCTGCCCGCTGTTACAGAAATCGCCTCAACAGTCGCGTTGGAATATTGCAGATAGATAATATAGCTAACGCCCATTGCGAACGTTACGTTTTGCGACAAGGTTAGCTCTAGGCCAGACTGCGCTAGGACTTCGCCGTCTTGTGTATCCGATCGCGTGTTGTCGGCTACTAAGATGCGATCTTGAACGACAATCAAATCGCTTTCTTGCGTGCCTTCAAATTCAACAACTGTATTCTGATAAACAATCTTATTCCAGATGCGCCAAGCATGGAAGTAAGCTTGCTCATGGTTGCGAATACCTGCGCTTTCGACTTGCTTGGGATTTACCGCCGATTGATCGCCAGGGATATAGTATTTGATAATAGCGTCGTCCGAAGGGTCTACATATTGGTATTCAACGCCATCGAAATCTTCGCCGCGTCCGAAGTTAACAGTACGCCTTTCGCTGCCAGGAATTTTGTTCCTATGGTTGAACAGCAGCACGCTGTTGTTAGTTTGTCTTTCGAAAGCTAGCCTTATAACTGCGCCTTGCCGGTAAGCTTGGCAAAAGATAGCGTCCGCGACAGTTTGCACAGTTTCTTCAAAGCTTACTTCGTTATCATCGAACGTATAGCAAAACTCAGAAGGCGCTGTGCCTATGCCAAAGTAAGAAATAATCTCAGCAACAGTTGCGTATATGTTTGGTACGTCCAATTCGCTAACGCTACGGTTGCCGATATGTTCGTCAAGCGCCATCGCGCAAATAATATCATCGGCGCTGTTCGAAGCAACCAAGCTACCGAACGTGTTAGTTCCGGTTCGTTGTGGAACCTTGCGGGTTGCGAGCATGTTCAGCTTACGCTCTTTGACCGCGAGCGCGCCTTCCGTAGCGTACGTTACAGCAAATACCGAAGTTATGTTGCCGAAGTCAGAAACCGTTATAGGTTTGACTACGTACAAATCCCGCACTTTTACTTCGTCAACAACTTGGCCTTCAAAGTTCTTGTCCTGCGGAGTTACGCGGCTAATGTATATGCGAACCTTGCCTTTGAATTGAGGGTTGCATTCGAACGTTAGGCCAATCTGAGATTTGGAAGCCGACGAACCAACCAACGTATTGAGGAATAGCGATGGTGTTCCTATTGGCGTGTTGCTATCGTCCAACGCTTGAATTGAGGTTTGAACAGTAACAGACAACGCAGTTTGATTAGTGCCGTCGTCTTCATATAGGCCGTTCAACGCAACGCAATTAATAATAACTTTACCGTCTGACCCTAGATCAACATCAAATGGCCCTGCAATTGCATCAACAGCAGCTTGAACTTTAACAACGGACAAGCTGCCAGTTTCTTGATGCGAGAATGTAGACAGTGCAGCCCAATCGGGGTTTATCGCAACCGGGTTTGTAAAGTAAATCGTGTTATTGTTGCCACTTCCGCCAAGCGTGCCAAAGCTACTAATCGTGTAAGTTCCAGAAAAGTTGTAACCGTTGTAATCAGGAGCCTGAACTGTAACAACATCGCCAACTTCGAATATCTTAGAAAAGTCGGTATCGTGGTTACGATCGCGCAAACGATTGGGATAACCAAAGCGCAAGTTGAACAAGCCTGTATAGCTCTTTTCGTTGGTGGCGTGTAGGGTTTGGCCGTTAACTTGCGTAATGCGCTTAACGTCTAGCAATTCGTCGGTTATTGGTGCGCCGATCGATAGTTGCGGGCTATCGCCAGATTTGGGCGAAGTAAACGGCGCGTAAACTTCAACGCTCATGCCGCTAATGCTTGATGCTAAGGTTGTGTCGTCTTTAACATCGGTTATGTCATATTCGCCACGACCGACGCACATATAACAGATTTCAACTTCCTGATTACCCTTGAATATCTTCAACGGGACTGTAAGCAAATCAGGAGTTGAACGAACCGTACCGAAGATATCAGGGATACGCTTAGCCGGTCTAGCTTGGTTGGTACGATCGGAAAGCGAGTTGTTCGGGGACGAACTAGTATCGTTCCGCAAGTTCGGCAATTGTGGGCGAAATAACAAAAGCGAAGCAGCAACGAATGCAATCGAGACAACAGCGATAATAATACTGATCGGATCGCCAGCATAAACGACAACGTAAAAAACGCCGTCAAGTTCGCCTAAGCGCTCAACATCAGCTTCGGTATTTGGCGTAATGTCATTTTCAACCGCAACTTGCTCGTGATAGATGCGAGCAGTTGAAGGCCATTCCGTAAACTCTTTAGTCAATAGCTCGCGAATATCGCTAGTTTCGTGCGTAACCCAAGTTTCAGGTTCGAACGGATTTTTAGCTATAATTACGGTTTGTGTAGCCATAATATCGAACTAACCTAAAGCCAAACGTTGCTATATGAACGGGCATATATTGTACGCCACTTTCAAGAATGTGTAGCACGCGGCCTTCGTAAAACAAGCCCACATGAGGGGCTGTGTGGGCGATCCATGAGCACCAAGCAAGGCGATCTAGGGCCGTCCAGGCGCGTAAACGCCCGCTTGATCGTCCCCAACTCCGCGCGGCGCTCAGAAGGCGGCGCAAGGAAGCCCTGTAGTGCCTCGCGGACGCTGAAGCCTACCAATTCTTCCCAAGCATCGCAGAAGAAATGTGCGCAATTATAATTGCGTTCATCATAGCGCAGATGCAAAAACTTATCGACGCTCATAAGAAGCCGCGCAACATCGGGAAGCGAATTAGATCGTAAACCTCGCCCGTCTTAGTCGTGTTGATAGTTGGCGGTTTAGCTTCGAAGGTAGCGCCTTCTTTACTAAACGCGAATTGGGTTATTTCGAGATTGAGCGGGCCGAATAGCGGGGCGCTTAGATCGTCGCTTCTGAACGTACGATATTTGCACGTCGGCTTTATGTTGAATGCGTTCGCCGTCGCGATGGCGTCAAGCTCGGTTGGCAGGATTTCGCCCAAATCGCCAATATCGATCGTAAAGCCTGCGTCAAGATCAGTTCGCGCGCCAAGCGACGTTATTTGAACAGGATAATAGTTAAACGTTGCTGAACTACTATCTTCCAACGTAACCGTTATTGAAGCGCGCGAGTTTCGCACGATCCGATACGTTGTAGTAAAGTTAGGATGCGAAATTTCCAGCGTTTCAAGCTGAACAACAGCGGAGCTTGTCTTTAGAAAATACTCAGCGTAAGTTGTCATGGCGTATAGCTCGCAACCGTGGCGGCATCGGCGGTATCGTCATAAGCTGGAGGTATAACCTCAAGCTGGCAACTAACCGTGAAGTTAAGGGCATTAGGCGTAACCGTTATACTTCCGGGTATAAAATACGCCGTGTACGTTGTTAGCGCCGAAGCTTCTAAGATCATGTCTAGCGTGAAGCTTAAAGCGCCTCGCGAAGTTGAATGACGATAAAAAGCCCAAAAATAATCATGTTGAGTTGCATTACACCAAAAGCTAACGTTAACAATGCTTGTTTTCCCTATATAATCTGAACGGTAGCGGCCAGCACCACCTTCAAGTTGAGTTCTAACGGCATCTTCAGGAGCCGAATGCGAATAACCTGTTTGCGTCGGAATTAGCAGTAGTTTCGTCATGCGTGCCGCCTAGATGCTGTTGTGCTTTCCTTTAGCGCCTTCGATACTGGCGAGTTAGGATTACGGATATGTCCCGATATGACTTTGCCAGCTTCCTTAGTTACCGCCGTTCTAGCTTCATCGCGGGCGATGATCCTAATGCGATCTTCGCTTAGGTGCTCAACATCGAACGTCTTGCCCGTTCCGTGGTTGTGAAACTCGATCTTCAAGCCGTCGCGACTTGTGGGCAAGCTGTTATTGTTTGCAGCAACGGGAGTAGCCGACGAACTAACATAGCCGCCTTCAGCCTTTTTAGTTGGCCTGAAGGATTTGCCTTCGTTCATCATTTCCAGCATCCAACGGTTAGCCGCTGTGCCTTGAGCGTTAACAACAAACTCACCGTTGCTTAGAGCAAACAAACCAGCTTTATCGTCTTTAGGGCCGCCGGGTCCGCTAACATAACCGCCATCCTTAAGCCCCGCGATCTTCGCGACGTTAGCCGCGCCGAAAACGCCAGCCGCAATAGCAAATGGAATAGTTGCGGGAGGTCCAGGCGGGGCGGCAAGCGCAGCGTTAACGGCGCGGTAAGTATCGATGGTAGCTTGAGCGATAGCCGCAGCTTTGCCGATAGCTCTAAGCGTTTTAGACTTGCTATCAGACAAAGAAGCCAAGTTGCCGAAGAAATCGCTAGCGCTTTTTAAGCGAGCATCTAAAGCTTCCTGATCGAACTTGCGAATAGAATTAGCGGCTTCTTTCGCCGTAAGCACATGGTTCTTTTGAAGTTCCTCAATCTGCTTATAAAAAGCCTTTTGCTTTTCAATACGGCTATCTTTTCTTGAGCCCACAAATTGCGTTGCAACATCGTCGGCTTCGTTCGTGCCGTCTTCTTTAGCTTTATTCTTTATCTTGTCATAGCGCTGCTTTTCAGCAAGCAAGATAAGTTCTTCTTTAAGGTTCTTAAGCTTGGTCGCGTCTAGGCGTTGGCCAGTCTTGCTGTAATATTCGTATTCAAGCCGCGCAACCTTAGCTTCGGCTTCGCGCTCGTCGCCAAGTTTGCCAAGCAAATTAGTTTGCAAACGGATTTCAGCGTTTTCTTTTTCAAAAACGCTGTCTTCAGAAGCGCGCGTGTCTTCTTTATGAGCTTCAGCTTGCGCTTCACGATACTTCTTAATTAGATCAGTAAGGCGCTCTAGTTCCTTACCTTGCGCGACACTGGCAGCGGCAAGCAACGGCCTAAGCTGCAATTCGTCGCGCATTTGTTGCAAGGCGACAGCTTCAGGCACAGCGCCAGCTTCGATATTATCGTTAGCCGCTTTCTTAGCCGCAGTTTCAGCGCGAAGGTTGGCAATGCTCTTAGCTGAGTTTGCGGCTTGCTGGGCAACGTCAAGTGCAAGCTGGCGGGCAATCTGCGCTTCAGCGTCAATGCCTTTCTTAGTGGCGTCCGTTAATGCCTTCCTGGCCGCTTCAGCCTTCAGCGCCGCCGCGTCACCCTGTAGATAGGCGTCCGCGAGCGCGTAGGAGGCTTGCGCGGCTACCGTCATGCTTTGGGCTTCCCGCGCTAGCTCTTGCGCGTGCCGATCGCCAGAAGCCGCCGCGCGGGCCGTGGCGATAGCGCCTTGGTCCTTGGCCTTGGTTAGCGCTTCCTCATTCGTCAGAACATTGGTGCCAGCTTTCAAAAGCGCAATCTGACTTGCAATCTGGCCTTTAGCAGCCGCGTCTTTAGTGCTAGCTTCCTTTGCAGTCAAAAGCGCAATTTCGTGCTCACGTTGCTGTTGCGTTATGTATTTGCCGTGAACGTCAGTAACGCGGCTAATCGTATCGCTAACAGCCTTATAGGCGTGTTGAAGCTCGTTAACAGTTTCCGCGCTGTCATGCGCGCCAGAATGGATTGCGGCGAACAGCGTAGTTTGCTGCGCCTTCAGAGTATTAAGAGTGTCGTTATCTGGAAACAAAGATTTGACAACAGCGCCGCCAGCAGCCGACTTGGTATTAGCTTGGCTATCTTGCGTTTGCTTCTTAAGATTAGCGATTTCTCTAGTTGTGTCAGCAATCTGCTTGTTTACATCTTTAAGCCTTTCAGAAGCTTCAGTGCCGCCAGTAAGCCAACCGAGAAAACCGCCACTAAAGGCGCTGTTAGAACCAAACCCACCCGACGTTAAATCTTGCTGTTCTTTCTTGAGCGCTTTAAGCCTTTCAGTTGGCGCTAGCGCGTCATAGCCAGATAGAGCTTTGCCGATCGCGACAGCGGCGTTATCAGCCCAAATTTTAACTTGGTTCCATTGGTAGGCCAAACTTGCGGTATCTTGTGAAGCTTGGACAAGCGAAGGCCGCAGCGCGTCAAGAATAGCTTTTTGAGCGCCCACGCGGTCATTCTCAGCCGCAAGCTGTTCGATCCGCTTAAGCTGAGTTTCATTCAAGAAATTAAGCTTGTCGTTAAGATCGCGTGCGCCCTTAGCCGGATCGCTGAAAGCAGCCGCCAATTGCGATCTAGCTTCGCTGGCGCTTTGGCCAGTAGCTTTAGCCCAGCGATCGGTTATTTCAATCAAGCCTTCAAATACGTCCGTACCAATCTTGCCGGTTTTCGTGTACTCCAAAGCTTCAGCCTGGGCCGTTCCAACCGAAATATTAGCAGCAGCCGCCGCTCTATTGGCAGCAGCAACTAAAGCTTCAGCTGTAACACCAGCATTACGGCCAACGCCAGCCGTAATCTGTTCAACCTCTTTCATATGTTCGGTATAGACGATAGCAGCCGCAGCAGCCGCGCCCAACGCAATAGCGATAGCGCCAATGCCTAACCCAACCGGGCTAAGAATTTTTTGCATTACGCCTAATTGGCCAGCTAAAATAGAAGCGCTGCCAGCCATGCGCGTAAAATCGCCGCGCGCAGTTTCGCGAGCTAAAACCAGCATTTCGCGGGTAGCGCCGCTAGAGGCATGGCCTACATGCTCGATCGCGGCGGCGGCTTTCTCAGCCTCGCTATGCGCAAAGTCATTAGCCCTAGCAAACTCCTGAACGCCAATAGCGCCAGCTTTATAAAGTTCTTTGTTTTTGTTAAGTTGGTCAGTTAGCTTGACATGGACGCCATAGAGCGGGTCCATCTTTATTCTAAGGTTTTCGACTTCCTTAGAGTAATCGTTAGCTGACTTGCTCGTTTCGTCCGTAGCGGACTTCATACGCTTGGTTGAAGCGCTGGCTTTATCGCCTGACGCAGCAAGGTTATCTAGAGATTTAGCGCCTTTGTCTACTTGGGTACTGTCAACGCCTAGAACTAGATTTGCTAAATCTGTTGACATTTATTTAACCCTACTTCCCGCCAGATAGGCGATATCAGCTTTAAGCAACGCTTTAATTTGCCATAGTCTCAATTTAGTATTGGTTAGTTTACTCCAATAATAAATATGAGCAAAACTAAAGGGGACTGCTTCGTCTTTGATATACTCGCGGCGCTGATTTAGTTCAATGAAATAATCCCACAAGTCAGCACAGAGAGCCGGAAGCTTTGGCCGCTCTACTTGTGGGATTATATTGCCGGAAATGCTAACCCGCTTGGGCTTAACATTGTCTCGAACGGTAGAACCGTCTTGTAAAATTCTATCAAGTTCGCCTTCAGACCTAGCGAATAAAACAAACTCGCTAGTTAGGCTTTGATAAAATTTGCAAGATCACCTATCGCCGCGTCAACCTGGGGACGCATCCAAGGCCATTTGGTGTAGACCATCACGGCGCTGTCATAAGAAAATTCGATAGGCTTTTTGTTGAAGATCATATTGCGCCAACCCTTCGTGCATTTCGCCAAAAGGTCGATATTATCAGCAATCGTCTTTTCGATCGGCACAACACTTGCATCGTTATTCTTGAGTGCGAGCGCTTCGCGGTTCGCTTCCTCGTTATAGCGCGCGTTCATGGTATTGCGGAAAGCGCTACTTTCCTTACCAAAAACCGTAATGAAAATGCCAGTTGGCTCTTTCGTGATAGGATGCGTTAGCTCGATCTCCGCGCCTTCCTCGCTGCCCGCTACAACGTCCAAATCGCTAAGATCAAACTTAACCTTAGCTTCGATAATAGCTTCGTTATCCATTTGCCCGATTTCCTTTCAAGGGTAGCCGCTAACGGCGGCAAGTCGGGTTGACTTTAGTTAATGGTCAAAGGCTCAACCACGCATGACCAGCTTGTTAGGCTGCGCTATCCTGAATGCTAAGGACGGTTTTATCCCAAGCAAGAGCGGAACCACCAGAACCGTTAATTTGTGCGGTAAACGGATAGGTGCGAACAATGTTCTTTTCGCCGTCATCAGGAGCATCACCAGTGATTTTAATTGCGCCCATAGTCAGCGCGATAAAATCGCTAGTTCCGGCTGTGCTATCGCTAACGACAAGGATTAAGCTAACAACCGTTTCAGCGTCGTAAAAATCGGAAAGCGTGCCATCGGTAAACAGGCCAGTGAAATTGCCTGAAACCGCGATACGGCCCTTCTGAATATCAACGCTTTCGTTGGAGCCTAGAACAGCCTCGCCAGCCTTCATGTTACCCGTTACGGTAATCTGTGCGCCGGTAACGTCGCCAACAATCACGCCATTGACATAAACCGCGCCGTGAACAGCGGTCAGAACGGAAGTGGTTGTTTCGCTAGTTGGCGTCGTAAGAACTTGCGCGCCTGTGCGAGTGCGGCGAAGGCCAAGGGCGTCGGCTTGAAAGGTTGCGTTGCCTGTAGCCGGAAGGCCAAATTGAAGTTGGCTAAACTGAGTATCTTCAAACACTTCGCTTTCGCTAACATCTGGATACCATTCTTCAACCGTAAAGTAATCGTTGGTATGGCCAGTAAGCGGAGCCAACGTCTTCTTACCAACAACAGCAATAGTAACACTATCGCCAGAAGCCTTAGCCGTTGCCGCGTTACCATCAAGGAAAACAGCAGTCATGACAAGAGCGGTAAGCGACGTAATCAGGAAGTTGCGCGAATTGTCCGTTGCGCCGGTTGTAGTAAAGCCGGTAACGCGGCAAACATCGCCAACCTTGAAGCCGTCCGTAAGGTAGCTGCCAGCGGCGCGGGTAAGCGTGAAGCTAGCGCCAGATACAACAGCGGCTGTAACGTTCGTAAGAGCGCCAGTGGTAGCGCCGTTAGCGAAGTCTTTGCGGAGAACAGCCGCCATAAGCAGCTTGTAAGTTGCTGGCGAAAGCAAACCGTCAATCTTACCATCAACGGCCTTCAGGCCGTAAGTTTCGCCAGTAGACTGTTGATGCGAAACAATTTCGTCATTGGCGAACATATTTCGCTTCGCAGTAAAAACGCTAGTGCGACGGCGAAGGATTTGCCCACCCGCGCCGCTAGCTGGAGAACCTAAGCCAACCTGCTTTTTGATTACGGTTTGTTTGTTAATACCTTGCGCAGCAGTCATTTTGCCAACCTTCCTTAACTAATGTTAGAGTAAAACCTAACTCTAACTGGAACAACCCACCTATCAGTATCGCGATAGCCAGGAAATACCGCAGGCGTTCGTTCGATCGTAACGGTAATGCCCGCGTTTGTAAACTCCGCCTTTTTATGAAATACCGACTTAATCAAGTCGGCTCTAGCGTCAACTTCTTTCGAACCTTTATTTTGCGGGTATTTAAGAAGTATTTGGAAGATCCCTTGTTCGCGCGTAAAAGTGTCGCCCATTTCCGGGTTTTCTGGTTCGGCAAATAAGAAATTCGCTTGCTGATAAGCTACGCCTTCCGTTGGCTTAAAATCTAAGTTTTCATATGCAGTTGAAAGCTCTGGCGTCATTCCAGCTAGCGCTGTCTCTAATGCTCGCCTAATAGCTGCTTGGCTCATGGGTTGGCTTCCTTAACCGCCTTGTCAACAACCGATCGCCATTCAACTACAGTTATGCCAACCATTCCGCTAGGGGCTTGAGTTGACCAACCCTCAAATTCCAATCGCGGCCCATAGGGCAGATTGTTGACGATGTAATGCACGCCAGCTTCGCCCTTGCACGCGGCAAACCTCGCGATTGAGACTAGGCCGCTGGCATCGATATCAGGTAGCTGGGCCGTGGGAACTACGTTGAAAGCATATTGCCAGTTGCCGCGAAAGCGCCCGCCTACGTACCCCTTTGGGGCTGGCCTTGCCCACAATTTAGGGTTGCCAACCGGCGACTTTTCAACGATCCGCGTTCCGATGTCTAGAACAACCGAGCGGGTTACGTCTTTAGCGCGAACTTTATACTTTTCGCAAAGGGCGCGAAGATCAAGAGCAAAGTCGCTCATTTCTTCCCGTACATTGTATAGATGCAAACAAGTTCGCCGCTATACGTTGCTTTAACGCCTTCTTCAACCACAGTGAAAGTTTCGCCGTCTACTGTAAATGTATCGCCAGGGGACGGACTAAAGTCAACATCAAGCGCAGCGACCAAAATTCTTTTAGTCGCATAAACACTAGAGCTATCGGAGTTGTTAGCTTGACTTTGCTTAACATCTTCAACGACAGCTTTAAGCGTTCTAGCTGAAGTTGTTGCGGCGGCTTCGGAAGTCGCAACATCATAAGTTGCATCGCTTACAACTGTATAAGCAATAGTCTTGCCATATTTTTTTATGGCTTTAGATGCGACAGCGCGCGCTCTAGCGTCGAGCGTCATGCTCGTATCAGTCTGACGCCATTGCCAGCGCCTTTGAAGAAAGGCCGCAACTTAGCTTCGATCGCGCGAAATACTGTGACAGGGGTGGAGTTAACATCTTGGTCGATTTCAATAGGGCCGATTTTAATACGTTTTTCGGTCGGCTCTAGATCGGGGGCAAGATCGCCGCTAGCTGTCTTTAACGCAAGATCGATACAAGCTTGTTTTATTTCGTTGGGGATTTCGTTATCGTCGTAGTAGCTTGGCCAAGGTCCATATGCCCCGACAGCATCCGGCTTTTCAACTTGGCTTCGCGGCCAATCAAGCGCTTGCGTTGACGTAGTTCTAAAACCACGCCAACGCAAACGATAAGTACTAAGCATATAATCAGTAGCGAGACGAAGCGCGACTTCTTTATCAACTATGTCACCCCAGCTTGTGTTACCCAGCGCAGAATGCCTAGCATCCGCTTCAGCTACGCTAGCATAGCTTTCGGCATTAGATAGGCCGCTTCCGTCTTCAACCACCAAAGTCATTTGCTTAGCCTTTAGTTTTTACTGAGGATTTCCGCCCCACCCGCCGTTTCCCTCAAGCTTAGCCTTAGCTTCAGCAGCTACCTTAGCTTGATCGACGTTAACGTCTACAGACGCGAGCTTTGCTTCAACAGCAACAGGGCCATCGTAAAGTTCGTGGACGCCTTCAACGAAATCAGTTTCGTTGATTTCAACGAAATCCCCTTGGCTTTCAGGATGCGTTGACTTTACGCGAACCACTTTGCAGATGTCAGACATTGAAATTTCCTTCTGTTAACCTTGGGAAACTAGCCCACAATATTTCGTGTGGGCTAGCTCGATCGGTTGTTTACGCGCCAAGCAGGACGGCGATATTTTCCGTCTTAACGCCCTTGACGCCCCAAGCCGCGCAGATTTCCCATTGAACCTGCCTGTACTGCTTGTACATGGCAATTTCATAGGCAAAGCCGGATTTAGGATCAACAATGGTTGCGCGATCAGCAGCCATATCACCCTCTTCCGGTAGAGCGGGAAGACGCGCAGCAAGAACAAGCGCGTTGCGGCGGAAGGCAACGTTACGGCTGGAAGTAGCAACAACCGTAATCGCCTTGGTAGCCGCAGACATCGCAACACGAAGGCCAGGAGCGGCAATCGTGATGCTTCCGCCGTTGCTAGTATCGGCATCGCCGCTAACAACAACATATTTGTTGGTGTCACCTGCGAAAGTGATAATGTCACCGGCAAGAATGGTGCCAGTGCCAGCGCTAGCCAGCGTGATAACGGTTGAACCAACCGCATAGCCCGCGTTGTCAGTCGTCGCGCTAGCGCCAGTGCCGCTAGTAGGACGAACAATCTGCGCACTTTCACGGACATCAAAGCCGTGAAGGTTCATAAGCGTGCCTTGCTGATAGAAAGCAGTAGAACCACCTTCATTCGCCTTGGTAAGCTGCCCCAGCGTGCGCATTTTAGCGCCCGCTGAAGTGTTGATAATAAGCGATCGGTCAAACAGCGGGCAACCGTTGTCGTCAAGAATTTTGCGAACCTGTGCGGGATCGCTCAAATCAGACGCGAATGGATCGGTCGCAGCAGTACCATAAGCGCGCGAAGCCTTCTGATAAGCTTCGGTTGCAAGGTCCAATTCCATCTCGTTTGTCAACGTGCGGATTGCCTGGGCAATCTGATCTTGCTGAATAGACAGACGACCAGGACCGCCGTTATTCAAACCGCGAGACTGTTCACCATTCCAGCGGAACGGAACGCGCCGCGCCTTGGTAATGGTGAGGTTGCCGTTACCGATCGTCTGATCGCCATCGTTAGGCGGAGTAACGGCAGGCGTAATGTCCGTAGCCGTCGCGGCGGGCGCGATCGGATAACGAACAGTCTGCCCAACCGCAGCACGCTCCGTAGTAGGATCGCGATAGACGGCAGGAATGAAACCGACAAGCTCGCGGTTAACTTCGTCAAGCGCGGCGTAAACGTCGGGAATAAGATTGGTAATCGTGTTAGACATTGCGTGTTCCCTTAATCAACGAGCGTGCCGCCTTCAGAGAAGAATTTAGCGGTTCCCGCAGGATCGCTAATAGACTGCTTGTTATAGGCATCGCGGGTCATGGTTTTGCCGCCTCCGCTGGCCTGACCACCAGGGGCGTTCGTTCCGCTGTTGTTAGGAGCGGCAACATAATGCTTGCCATCGTCCCCTTGGGACCATTCCTTGACAAAATCGCCTAGCGGTTTGTCACCAACGACAAGTAGGCGCTTGTCGCCGTCCGGTTTGATGGACACTTGCCCCGCAAGTAGAGCCTTCGCAGCCGGAAGAAAATGTTTCGCTACATTATTAGAAAGCAGAGCTTCCGTCAAGCCGTTGTCGCGCAGCATGTCCGCCGAATATTTGCTTTCCTTGTCATAGTTGGCGGCTGCTTCGTCGCGCTCTTTGGTAAGCTTGGTAACGGTTTTAGCGCTTTCCTTAACTTGAGTTTTAAGAGCTTCGATTTCATCTTCAAGCTTGGCAATATCAGCCGGGTTACTTTCACCCTTAGCGATCTTAGCGAGAAGTTCTTTGTTCTTTGCCTTAAGCCCCGCAAGGTCCGCTTCATGTTCCGTAGTTGCTTCGCTTAGCGCAGCATCAACCGCGTCTTTAATGAGCTTCGCAACAATCTTCTTATCTTCAGGGTCATTAGGATCATACGCCATCTTGAAAACCTTTCTCTTGCCCGATCGGTTTAGCCGCAGACCAAACCGCCTGTAACATCATATTACGCAATCTTTCGGTATGTTCAATAGCCGCCATCCAACCAGGGCGCAAAAGTTTTTCAAGCTCTTGCGCACGGTTTAAAGCAGCTTCAGCTTCATCTTTAGTTGCGTGTTCCGCTACGATCGTAAAATGATCGTAACAATCAAAGTTCTTTTCTGTTTCAACTAAAAACTGTTCTGGCGTTGATATAATGTAATACTTCATAAATTCATTCTCGCTCTCAACTGATCTAATGTTAACGGACGCCCGTCGCCGCTAACAAGATCGCGCAACGTTATTTTACCGGCTCGCCAAAGATCAGCGCGGCCAACCCCTAAGACTTCGTTTTGCCAAGCTTCACCCTTACGCTTAAGAAAGTCATCAAATGTTGTTGTCGCTGATACAGGGCCGTCTTCACTAGCCCGCGTTGTTCTATCTGGTTGGTCTATTGGAATGCCTAGCTCGCGCAATGTCTTTACAATTGGAACTTCAACACTTCGGCAATTCCAATGGCGAGGCACGCCGCCGTTATAAGGTAAGCTGTTACCGTTTATAGGCTCATAGTCTAGGTTCCATTCGGCATCGCTATAAGCTATACAAGTAAGCGAAGTATGGCTATCTAGAGTAGAAACTTGCCTTATGCCGTTGATAACATCTTTGTTATCTTCATACGTCTTGCGCCTAGCTACAGCGGCAACGGTTTGAACGGAACTTTGTACCAACGCCGCTGCGTCTTTCTTAGCAACGTCCATAACGCCAGCGGCACCATTGCTGCCCACAATACGGGCGATGATTTGTTGATTAGTTTCTGCGTTGGCTAAGCCTTGTCTAACTTGAGCGGCAAACCTAAACGTTACGTTAGCTGCCTGCTTTTCCCACCAAGCCGCAGTTGGCGCGCCTTCAATCAAGACGTTGCTTGCCAGGGTAGTGAAATAGTCTAATGTGGGAATAGCAGCAGCTTGAGCGCCTAAAGCAACTTCGATAGTTCTAGCTGTGCCTTGCGCAATAATTTCGCCAACATCAGCAAGCTGCAACTGGCCTTCTAGCTCATTATAGTATTCGTTGATTATTTCGTTGCTAGCTCCGAGCACTTTGTTAATCTGCTTTTTGGTAGCAGTTGACAAATCACTTTCAGCTAACTCAGCAACTAGCTTCTTACTCAGTTCACCAAGCTTTTTAACAATGTCAGCTTTCTGTCTCGCGGTAAGGCGGAACAAGTCGAGTTGCTGGCTTATGATGCGGTCAAACAGCCGCTTCTCCGCCCTGCTTAGCCGCCGTGCTCGCTTAAGCCCAGCCGCGATAGCCGCAGCGCTGGCAGCTTGCTCGCCAGCCATTACTTGCCCTTGGGCGGCGGCGGAGCGGCCTGGGCAAGCGCCTTGGCCTTAGCTGCCTCATTGGCCGTCTGTTGCTCATGCGTGAGCGTCCCCAGTGCTCCAGGCTGGACGTTGGACGGCGGCGCGGGTGGCGGGGCTGCGTCAATTTCGCCTTGATGTTCCTCAAGCGTCTTTTCGGGATCGATAACATCGCCGCGCTTAAGAAGATCGAACAACTCAGCTTCAGACAGTGCGCCTTGCTGCCAACCATTAATCCAAGCAAGCAACGTTGGTGCGTCATAAGCAACCGGCATAAATTCGCGGTTAAGCTGAAAATCAACGTCTTTGTCATCAGAGTTAGACCAGCGCGTGAAAGTCTTTATCGCTTCTTTAATCTTGTCGCTAATCTCGATCGAGATTTGAGCAAGCACAGAAGTCTCGCCAACTTGCCGGTTAGCTTGCGTCTTGAAAGCTTCAACGCCAGCTTTTTCTGTTTGGAGCAAGCGAGCGCCTAGAACAACCATCCAGTTTTCTACACGCTCAACGTATTTTTCAATGCCGTCTAGACCTTGGCCTGTAAACTCAAGGAATTTAGCATCAGCCTCAGCATTAGGAAAAACCCAAGCCGAAGTTGAACCAATGTAAAAACTCGCTACTTCCTCGCCCTTTTCGTTAAAATTGTTAACACCAGTAATAACAGGCGTAGGCAAAGCAGTAAAATGCACGCCATGCCTGTAATCGACAGATACTTGGTAATGGCAAACATTCGCGTCGATAAGATCGATCATCGGCGGTTCTTCAAAGTCCGCGTTGAAGTAAAACGGAATATAATCTAGCGGCTTGCCGTTCATCAAAGGATAGATTGGACCTTCAACAAGTTCTTCTCTTTGGTCGCGACCTATGCGGAAGACGCGAACGCGGTAAAGGTTAGCTTCGTCTAAATCCAAAACTCTATAACGCGGTTCGGTTTTATCAACCCATTCATCGTTAGGGTCAGGAGCAACAAATAGTTCTTGCAGCACTACGCGAGAAAGAACATTCTTGTTATTTACTTTGCGGAACTTCCAATTAAGAATATCTTCAGTCTTGTATATCTGCATAGTCGGGCGCAAGCCCATAGCTTCAGCATTAGCCAAAGTTATTTCTTCAGCAGAGTTTGGCGCGGTAGGATGATCTACAAGAATGCCGCAATTATCAAGCATCAACCATTCAAGGGTAAAGCACTTAACAAATTCCATGAAAGATTTAGACTGCATTGAGACATCTTCAAAGTAAGCTTCAACATTCTTAGGAACTACAGTTTTAGGCGGCTTACGAAATACAAGCCCGTAATAACCGTTAAGTGTACGCCAGCTAGCGTTATAGAACGGCGTGCGCAAAACCATTGCATCATATTCAGTTTTGGGCTGATCGAGAAGCTTAGGAATATACCGCTCGCCAGCGGCGCGCATAGTATCTTGTCCAGCAACAACGTCGCGCGTACGCTGCCATTTAGGAGCGTACTTAATATATTTTTCATGCTGTGATGTAATAGGCATTTTATATTCCCGTTACTCGCGCTTTCCAAGCTGTGTTTCTTACTACAGGGAAACGATAATGAATGAAATACCCTATAGCGTCGTTTAGATGGTCAAACCCGCTAGTTTTGTCAGGCTCGCCTTTGTCGTTGTACGCTTGCTTTTCTAAAGCTTCCGCTAAATGTGGGCAGGCGTGCTCATTAACAAACAATCTGCGCAACCCGTTGGCGTGTATCATCCTATTAACCGCAAGGATGCGATCTTTAACAGCAGGGTTGGAGTTGTTCTTAAATACAACGAACTTGGCTTGTTCTAACAAGCCTATATCGGATACGCTGGCGTTTTGGCTCTTGCGACTATCGCCGCTGGCGTCAGGGTAAATAAATATCGGATGGTTTGGATATCGCTTCTTTATTGCAGCGATCATTGCGGGAGTATCCATCAACCCGCTAAACTCCGCAACCGCGTGCGGGCAACCGTTTCTGTTGACTATGACAACAGCCGCCATCGCGCCTACGTTGAAATCCATTCCGATAGATAGGTTCTCGCCAGGAATAATAGTCTCAGTAGAGCCGTTAAGTTCACGGTCAAACTCATAGTAAACAGCGCCCGCCGTAAGGTTAACAAACTCGCCTTCAATGTAAGCTTGAATTAGATTTGTTGGATATTCTTTAAAAAGATTGTCAATATAGTCAGAAGGCAAGTTATGCGCATTACTGTAAGTACTAGCTTTAATAAGCTGATATTCATCGCTAGGCGGCTCGCGCTTCCAACGCTCATAAACGAACCTAAAGCCTTCTGGCGTCGTTCCTACTGCGATCGTATTCTTAGCGCCATTGGGTAGCTTTTGGCGGTTACGCGCCATGATCTTTTGCCAAACGTTGCGCGCGTCTTCAGTCTTCAACGTATCAAGTTCGTCAACTAGAGAATGACCAACCTCATAGCCCACAATGCGAGCCGGGTTGTCCATGTTGCGCAGAACCAATTGCCCGAACCGTTGAAACTCAATTCTAGGGCGCTGGCTAGCAATAATGCCAAAGTCCGCGCCTTCGTGAAGTCCCCATGTCTCTAGCTTCTCAGCGAAACGTGGAACCGCGATTGAGCCAATTAGATCATAAGTCGGCAAGTAATAAGCTACGTCATTCTTTGGAAAGTTTAGCTTCTTATCAATTGCGCGGTTAATCAGCGCCTCAGTCTTGCCACTACCAAAGCCGCCAACGAAAGCAGGGAATTGCTTGTCCGTAGCGAATAGCTCGAATTGCGGGTCTGTTAATTCAATGTCGTGTTCAATTTGCAATGTCGCTATGCCTTCTGACATTGACGATATGCGTTACACGTTCGTCTGAGTTTATTTTCTTATCAATAGCTTTAATCTTCCAGCCATTGATTTCCGCAATATATAGCAACTGATCGCCTCTAACTTTCTTTTCAGTCGCGGTGATAGTTTCATCATAAATGTTAGCCAGGATTGCAGCTTGCAAATCTTCTTTAGTTTCAATTACAATGCCGTCAAACTTGGCTGAAGGTTTGCGCCGCTTACCTTCAGTAATTCTTTTCTGAATACTTAACTGATTATTCCAATAGACAGCAGCTTGCTGAAACCGATGCGGATCACGAAGTTTAGCGAAAACTTCTTTAGCCCAATCAAAATGGGTATGGTTCGGAAAGTCGATGGCTACTTTAACGAAATCGTCAATTAAGGCGTTTTCGTCTTCATCCTCATAGATGATAGGGCCATCTGTCCAGGTCATACTTTCAGGATAATTGCTAGAAACAAAAAGGGCAAGCCGTGAAGCTTGCCCTTGAAAGGTTTAGGAGAGGATCGCCTGAAAGGCTATCTAGGCTATATCGCTAAATAGGATCACACACAAGCTCTTTCGCGCCCTTGTCAATGTGCCATTGGCAAACCCGGCGCAAAGCGTCATGGCAACCGCGTCCCCATATCAGCACGTCCTTATCATGCTGTAGGCCGAACTTGTCGGGATCGAGCGCAGCGGCGGTTGCATCAGGTTCCGCGCCGCAGACAAGATCATTAGCAGGCGGGCGGCTGCTTATGCTGTTTACGGGCAAGCTGTTGCTCACGCACGCATTCGTAATAAGCAGCGCGAACGGCACTAGCATCTTTAGCGTTTGCATTGTCTATACCTTTTTGAAGGCTAGCGGCTTCAGCGCCAAGCCTAAGTTGATCGTCAAGGCGGTTGTCAGCAGCTTTCTGATTTGCAACGATAACCTTTTTAAGCTCAACGTTAGCGGCTTTGCGATCGTGCTTTTCGATAACGCCTTTGTCATAGTGACACTTGGCTACGCCGAAGCCCACAATAAGAGCAACAACCGCAGCCCCGATCAGGCCGAACTTTGCCGCTTGCTTAGTTATACCAAGCTGAGTAGCGAGCCAAATTATTACGCTTGCCATCTGTTCCACCATCCTGCGCCATTGCCAGGGGTAAAGTAACTAGAACGATTATCCCAACCTTTTTCATATTTAGCTTTAACGCTATTCTTTTCTATTACCAATTCATAAAAGGTGTCTCTAATAGTCCACCAAGCACCCGCAACAAATTCTTCGCCATGCTCGGCAAGCAAAGCATTAAACTTGCTAACGGTTTGCCCGTTAGGAGTAATAACGCCATCAACAAAAGGTGCGTCAATCATCCGCTGCAAACACTTAATAGCTTGCGTAGGGTAAGCGCCCCAACCAAAATCAAAGATGCTCGCTACTGGCCTAGACCAAGTAAGCAAATGCAAGTTTGGCTTGTAATAATAATCTTCAAGCGCGATGTCAGCAGCTTCTTCAATAGTAAGGTTAGCCATATCGGTAGCTGTAAGCGAAGTAACTTTACGATGCTGCGCCAGCGCTGCGCCTGTTACTCCATACTTAGAGCCTATAAGTTGGCCATTAAAGAAATTGCCGTTGTCGTCTTTATCCAACGACAAACCGCCTTCCCATCGACGTATGAAGTCTATTGCGAAAGCTTGTGGGGTCATGTGGCTTTCCAAGCCTTGATAATACTAGCTAGAGCTTGCCCGCCAAATAGGAAGGCAACTAACCAGTAAAGTTGCGTAGGATACGCTCTAAGTAAAGCCGCCATCGCCGTTGCCATCGCTATACCGCGACCAGGAAAGAACGCCTCAACAAAGCCGACAAGCATAGTTCCGCTGCCCATAACAAACGGCCCTAGCGTCCAAAGCGTAACGGGACGACCAAGGCGTATTATAGCAGCTTGCCAACCAGGAACGCCGTTAGCATCCCAAGCATCATTTTCGGCATTGCCTTCAGGATTGCAATCTGTCATCGTTTGATCCTATCATCGATTAGAAGATCAACTTTGGTTTCTATGCGTGCAAGCCTATTATCAATAGAATTATTTTTAGCACTAGCAATAGAAACGCTCGTTTGAACGACAGATATTTCCTTAGTATTCGATTGAATTTGTCCATAGAGAATACCAGCCGAAAATATCCACGAGCCTAAACTTATTGCCGTGGTAACGACTAGACCAATCTCCATCTTACCCAAGCTACCCGCCATAACATGCTTTCCGCTGACCTATCTGCTTGGAAGTGCAACTTAGGGTATCTTCGGCGCAAAGAAAAGCCCCCAGCGCTGTTAGACGCTGGGGGCCGCTCCGTCCCGCTCTAGGCGGTCAAATTAGGCGGTACGGAACACGCGCGCCCCGACGCCGCGCTTGTCGTCTGCGCCCACCGGCACAACCTTGAAATCGCGAGTAGTGAGCTTAACAGGGCGGGTTTCCTTGGTCTCACTTTCAAGAACGCGCTTGCCGCCAACCTTAACAAACTCACCAGCTTCGTCTTTCTTGTACTTGCGTACAGTCACTTCCTCGGTTTTGCCCGAAGGATCATTGATCGCGTAACGAGCGCGAGCAGCCGACACAGACGAAGCCAGCCGTTCAGCCGGGTTCGGATTTTCCTCGGTAGGCGCAACGTGAAACGACTGCCCAACCTGAAGGCTATCGAACGGGTAAACGTTCTCACGAGCCTTGCGCGAAATGGTCGGCATAGCAACGTCATCATCGATCGCAAACGCGCCGTTAGACGAAGCCGCAGCAGGAGCGGGAGCCGAAGCGCCATTAGCTTCCGCAACCTTAACCTTAGCCATACCGGCATCAGTCAAGCGAACCGCAGCAAGATCGCCCTTGACGATCGAGCTATCAACGATCGCATCGCCAGCGTTAACCGCATCGACGCCTTCGTCCTGGGTAAGCATCAGATAGCCGTCAGAAGCAGCAGCGATCAGAAGCAGCAAATCAATTCCGCGAGCCGTAACCGCAGCGCGAGTAGGAGCCTTAGCCATGTTTCAAACACCTTTCAAAAAATTAATATTGCCCGATTTGTGTAGCAACAAAATCGACATTAACCCGATTTAGGTCTGTGTCAAGCGCCGTCCGTACCGTCGCTACCATGAATAGGACGATATTTTTTATCATGGTCGTTGACAAGCCGCGATAGGTGCGAAGGCTCGACATCGTTGCAACCTTCAGGGGCCATTTCGTGCGCTACCTTGCCGGTATGTATGACGTCATCAATTTCTGTTGTGAGAGTATTGCCTGACTTTAGGAGTTTGGGCTTAATCTCAAGAACGGCCCGCTCCGCGTCTAGATCGCGGTTGATCGCCTTATCGCTTGTGAACTTATCAGGATAGCGAGCCTTCAGCTTGGCGATGTTACGGCGCATTTCAGCTTCAAAGGTTGTGCCTAGAGCATCAAGCGCAATAGCGATGTACCAAAGCTGATCGCCAATTTCTTCTTGAAGGTTAACAAGATCGAGCGGCTTGCCGTAAAACAAATGCTTCTTAAGCATGTCGATAAATTCGCCGCTTTCAGTGACCATGCCAATTGCAGCATGAAGCAAGCGATTAACTTGCTGATCCGCAACAGACGGATAAAAATCTCGTCTAACAGGTATCATCGTACTTTCAGTACGAAGCGCAAGCGCAATGTAATCACGCTCGTTAATCATGCGCGGTTCAACTTGGGCTTCGCGTTGTTCGGGTCCGTCCATAAGATAAATAATATCATTAATGAACGCCGCAGATTTGCCCGCAACTCTATCATAACGATGAATAGTGCCGTCCAAATCAGTATAAGTTTGCAAAGGCTCAACATAAGCCCGCATACGCTCTTGCATTTTTTCGAAGAGCAATTCCAACTTGCTCTTGCCATGCTCTACAGGCTCGCCGTTATCCATCTTGCCGCTATAATATTCCCGCTCGTTCACCTTGCTATTCCTTTCTTCAATGAAACCAGTTGTAATGTTGCCGCATCCAAGGACGGTTACGGTAAACGTCCCGCATATGGTTTCGGTTAAAGTCGCGCAGTAGACGCTTCTTAACTAT